ACCAAGACCTAAGAGATGGCTTCGGTGGAGTATTTTATGACTTTAAAAAAGGCGCAACTGTAGAGATTTCAGAGGAAGCTGCCCGTCATATTTTTGGTTACGGTAAAGAAGATAAGACCACTCACTTGGCTAGGTTGGGCTGGATAAAGACCGCTAACGATCTACAAGAAGGTTTGGCTCGTTTAGCAAAATGGAATTTGTCCACACAACCGCCTAAAAAGAACCAATCGTTATCCCCGTTGGTGGAAAGAGTACCCCTACCTTCCCAAAAGAGGGCGGGGGGAAAAGTCCTCTCGGTGGCAGCATGACTTATGGAGTTTAAATGGCAACTCTTTCGACTTACATTACGGAAGTCAGACGATTACTCCATGATGCAAACGGAAACTTTTATACAGATCAGCAATTAACTGATTACATTAATGGCTCAAGAGAGCGTGTAGTCCGTGATACTGGATGTTTACGAACAATCCAGATCGTACAAACTCCGTGTAAAGTTCCAGCTTCATCGGCATTAAATGGAGCAACACCAACAAATCCTACTGCGTGGCGAGCGAATACTGCTTACGCATTAAATGATTTTATTTTTAGTAATATCTTTATTTATCAAGTGACTACGGCTGGTACGACAAGTGCTTCTGCACCTCCATACCCACAAAGCCAACAAAACAATATTACGAATTACCCGCCATCCACCGAGTTTTTTAACGGTACTTGCGGATTAACTTATGTCGGTAACTGCGAGAATATTTACTATTCTGCTATGCCACAGGGAAGCAAAACCCTAGATATTATTAACATCAATCTGTATTGGGGTAATACCCGTGTGCCGTTGGATTATCTAGCCTGGTCAGACTTCAATGTTCGCTTGCGTTTTTGGCAAAACTACATTGGCAGACCTCTAGCATTTAGCAACTACGGTCAGGAAAACATTTATATTGGTCCAATCCCAGACGAAGCCTACCAGCTTGAGATTGATACCGTTATTCTTCCTGAGCCATTGGTGCTAAGTAACGCTGGTGCAAACGATACGATCAAAGATCCGTACACCACCTCAGTCAAGTTTTACGCTGCTTACCTTGCTAAGTATTACGAGCAAAGTTATGGCGAAGCTGAGATTTATAAACAAGAGTACAACAAACAAACTGCTGCGGTACTTACCTCAGTATTTACCCGTAGAATCCCCACACCCTATAGCTCACCCTACTAGCCATGGCAGCAGCAGAACAGAAAAAATCCTATGCCGTTGTCAAACAATTTAGGGGTTTAAATACCAAGGCTAACCGTACAGCAATTGATGAAAGCGAGTTTGCTTGGCTTGAGAACGCACAGCCAATCGGTTATGCAAACCTCAAGATTATTCCTAATAGCGAATCGGTAGTCGATGCTGGCGCAAATGCCGTTGTCTTTTCTAACACCGTTACCCATCTAACATCCGTCAACATTGGTCTAAATGACTATGTTGTTGCCTTTATGGATAACGGATCGGCACAGTATTTCAACATCACAACCGATACCTTTGGCAATGTAGCTGCTGCTGGCACTTTCTCCGCTAGCGGTATTAACACTACCCAATGGAATAACGAGCGTATGCTCATCCTTGATCCAAGCAAGGGTTACTTTTCCTGGGATTCAAATAATGTTGTAACTATCGGATCAGTCGGAACGATAGGAATTGTTAATCAAGGTTCTGGTTATACCGAAGCTCCAACGGTCACAATTTCAACGCCAGATCAGACGGGTGGTGTCCAAGCTAATGCTACGGCTACTATCTCTACGGCTAATGTTGTTACATCGATTGCCTTATCCAATGCGGGTACTGGGTACACCAATGCTGCCAATCTGACTGTTACCTTTAGCGGTGGTGGTGGCGGTACAGGCGCTAACGCAGTAGCTCAACTATTGACCTTCAAAACGGGTACGCTTTCTTTAGTCGTGGTCAATGGTGGATCAGGCTACACCAATGCTGCTAACACCATTGTTACTATTTCTGGTGGTGGTGGAGCTGGCGCTACAGCCGTACCAATTGTGGTAGGCAATGTGGTCACTCAGGTCATTATGACTAACCAAGGATCTGGCTATACCAATGCAGCCAATGTGACGGCTACCGTATCAGGCGGTGGTGGTAATGGTGCGGTATTGCAAGCCATTGTCAATTCTGAGCCAAATGTGGGCATAGCGAGCTTCTCAGGGCGTGTTTGGATTGCTGCTGGTCGCACAGTCTATTACAGCGCTGCGGGGTCGTATAGCGACTTTACGAGCGTTTCTGCTGGATCGGTAACGCTTACGGATTCTACGCTGCATGGCAACATTATTCAGCTACTAACAGCCAATAACTTCTTGTACATTTTTGGTGACAACTCCATCAATGTGTTCTCAGATGTTAGGGTTACTACTAGTGGTATCACCTTGTTTACCAATACCAATGTGAGCGCATCCGTTGGTTCTGAGCTAAAGAACGCCATATTCCCGTACTTCCGATCTGTTTTGTTTATGAATGACTACGGGGTTTATGCCCTAGTCGGTTCAACCACATCCAAGTTATCCGATTCCCTAGATGGTATTTTCCCTAATATTGACTTTGCTAACCCAGTCTATGCGGGTCAAGTCTTATTAAACAATATCCTTTGCGCAGTCTTTAACTTTAGGTACTTTGATTCCACCTTTACCAATAGCTATCGGTATATCCAAGCTGTTTTCTTTGAGAAAAAATGGTTTATCTCTAGCCAGGGTAACAATATTAAGTACATTACTTCTGTACCTGAATCTGGACAGATCGTAATTTACGGGGTTTCTGGCAATAACCTTTATCGTTTGTATGCCGATGAGAGTAGCGCCATTACCAGCCGTATTCGTACTGCCTTAATGCCGATGACTGATCCAATCCGTACCAAGCAAGCCCTAAAGATTGGTATTGAAGCGACTGCTCCAGCCAATGGCACGATTACGATGTTGGCTACGGTGGATAATGAGAACCGATCTAGCAGTCCTTATACCCTTTCAAGCATTATTGATTGGCAAAATAACAGTTTGCAAACCATTCCTTGGAGTAATAACTCTGGTGTCGTGATTAACTGGGGTACTTCAGGGTATGCACTATATAAAACCGATGCTCAACAGTATGGTAAATACCTAGGAATTACAGTAACATCTACCAATCCAGCGTATATTATCAACGGCTTTGAGTTTGAGCATGAATTAAGAGTGAGGTTCTAGTGACTAAACCAATTTCGTCAGTACCAAATACTTTTCAAAATGCGACTTCTACGATCCCGTTGTCGCAATTGGACAGTAATTTTACTGCCATTACCAATGCTCTAAACGATCTAAATAACTACAGTAATTTTATTGCGGATACGGGTACGGCTAACGCCATTGTGTGTAACTTCCCGTCTGGAATTACGACTAGCACCATTGCGACTGGCTGTGAGATTACTTTTGAAGCAGCAAACGCCAATACGGGAGCTACGACTTTATTAGTCCAGGTGAACTCCGTCACCATTTTGGCTGCTACTGCGGTTAAAAATGAGGATGGATCAGCGTTAACTGGTGCTGAATTTAGGGCTGGCGGTATTTATACCGTGGTTTATGACGGTACAAATTGGGTTTTAGCGGGTGGTGGCGGTGGTGGAGGTGCTGAAGCTGGTGGTTTGCTATATGAAAATACGCAAACATTAACTGCTAGTTACACAATAACCACCAACAAAAATGCAATGTCTGTTGGTCCAATAACTTTGGCAAGCGGTACTGTGCTGACCGTGCCAAGTGGTTCAAGATATGTTGTTTTATAAAGGATAAATTATGGGTGACATAGTATTAGCGGGTGCGACATCTGGAACGATTACGCTAACCCCTACGGCTACTGCGGGTAGCTCAACGATTACTTTGCCAGCGGCAAATGGTACGGTGATTACAACTGCATCAAGCGGTCAGTCTATTCCTAAAGCCGCATTACCAACTGGTTCTGTGTTGCAAGTGGTTCAAACTGTTAAAACTGATGCTTTTTCAACAACTTCAACTTCAATGGTGGATGTAACTGGATTATCTGTAACCATTACACCAACATCAGCAACAAGCAAAATACTGGTTCAACTTACTTGTTGCAGTATGGGCGGCAGAACTAATGTGGTAACTATGTTTACTCAAATAGTTAGAAATTCTACTTTTATTTATGACCCAGGTAATGGTTGGGGTGCGCCAGCCAATGACCAGCCCACTGGATTAGTTGGAACATATTTAGATTCTCCAGCCACTACTTCAGCAACAACTTACAAACTTCAAATTAGAGGTGATGGTGCTATTGTTGGAATAAATAGAACTGCATCAGAAGCGTCAGTTAAAGGTTATTCATCAATTACAGTTATGGAGATTGCCGCATAATGGATGCTATTTACAAACTATATCCCCAAGTCGTTACTGTCAATGGCGAAACTGCTTACGATGCAGACGGCAACGAAGTTGTTTACGATAAAGCCGCAGTACAGGCTTATGTAGATGCTCATGCTTATATTGCTAAAAGAGCATCAGAATATCCTCCGATGACAGATTACCTCGATGCGATAGTAAAGGGTGACCAAGCACAGATTGATAAATACATTGCTGACTGCTTGGCGGTCAAAGCTAAGTATCCGAAGGGAGTAGCATAAGTGTTCTTTACTTACGCACATTACAAGCCTGAAGGCGGTCTTTTCTACATAGGAAAAGGCAAGCGTAGGCGTGCGTACGCTATGGATGGTCGTAACTCCCATTGGCAGAACATTGTCAATAAATACGGCAGACCTCATGTAGAACTGCTGGCTCGTTGGGATACAGAAACCGAAGCACTTGACCACGAAAAGCTGTTGATTTCATGCTTTAGAGATATGGGCTATAAGTTAGCCAACAAAGCCGATGGCGGTACGGGTGCATCAGGTTACAAGTTTACCGATGAGCAAAAGAAAAATTTATCATTAGCCCACATGGGTCAAGTTTCTTGGAACAAAGGTTTAAAAGGTGTTCAGACAGCTTGGAACAAAGGTTTGCCAATAGCAGAAAAAGCGGCACAAGCACTATCTGTAAGAATTAGTTGTGTAAAATGTCGCAAAGAAGGTAAGGTTGGCTCAATGTTTGCAAGCCACATTAATCGTTGTGATGATGTTAAGCCATATAAAGCTAGAGCCACAGTTAACGGAAAAAGAATACAAATTGGTAGATTTAAAACCAAAGAAGAAGCACAAGTATTTCAAGATAATTATTACAAAGAACACAACATTGTTCGCACATCTTGGAATAAAGGAATACCAATGTCTGAAGCATCTAAACAAAAAGTAAGTGAATCTCAACTTAAACGATTCAGAAAGGCTCATTAATGGCTTCAATTATTACGGCTACAGTCAGCTCAGGGCTTACCCAGCAAGCTGATAACTCAGGTGTATTACAGTTAGCATCAGGAGTAGGTAATTTAGTAACCGTTCCATCGGTAACAGGCACAGCAATGGTTAGCGGTAATATGCCAGCGTTTAGTGCTTATATGAGTGCAAACCAAAGTATTACAACAGCAACTTGGACTAAGGCTCAATTAAATACAGAAGTATTTGATACTAATAGTAACTTTGACCCAACAACCAATTATCGTTTTACCCCAACTGTTGAAGGTTATTATCAAATTAACGCTGGAATTTATTGCTCAAATGCTACTGATTATGATGTTCAAGGTTCGGTAGGAATTTATAAAAATGGTTCTATATATCACAGAGCCACTTTAAACTTTGGTGGTGAAGGTTCAAAATTTAATGATTTTTTAACAACAGTAAGCGGAGTTATTTATTTAAATGGCTCAACTGATTATATAGAATTATATGGTCGCATTACGGCTGGTGGAACTCCACAAATTGTTGGTGGAACAACTTATGACTCATTTATGAATGGTTGTTTACTGCGGAGAGCATGATGACTTTATACGAAAAAATCAAACAACTATACCCATCTTTGACTGACAAAGACTTTTGGACTGTAATCACACTACAAAACGATTCAGACGGCAAAGGCGATTACATTGCTAAGTGGGAACACCCAACCTTGCCACGCCCAACAGATGAGGAGTTAGCATAATGGCTATCGTACTTGACGGCACAAACGGAGTTACGACTAATTCAGGTACTCTTATTTCCGCTACCACTATTGGTGTTGGCGGTGCTACCCCCTCTGCTAGCGGTGCTGGTATTACATTTCCAGCAAGCCAATCAGCAAGCACAAACGCAAACACTTTAGATGATTACGAAGAGGGAACTTGGACACCAGTAAATGCGTCAATTGCTTCTATAACTTTATCAGTAACTCAAGCAAGGTATGTAAAAATTGGTAGATTAGTTTTTGTAACTTGTTATTTAGACTACCCTTCTACCGCAGATACAAATCAAGCGAAAATTGGTGGATTTCCTTTTACTCAAATAGGCGATAATACATATTCTTATATGTCAGGTAGAACTTTATATAGTGGTTCTAAAGCACCTGTTTATTGGCAAGTGCAAACAAACCTTGCAGAAGCTGCGGCATTTCAAAGCGGTGCTGGTAATGCTGTAAATAATAATGATTTATCAGGTAGTTATGTAATTTTTAGTGGATGTTATTATGCTGCCGCTTAAGGAATAAAAATGCTAACAGAACGCACAGAAATAGACAAAATTGAAATCGTAAACAATTGGAACATCCAAGTTCGCAGATGCACAACCATTGAGCGAGATGGTGAATTTGTTTCTAACTCATTTCATCGTTGGGTATTAACTCCTGATTCCGACATTAGCGACCAAGAACAAAAAGTTCAGGACATTTGCAATGCGGCATGGACTAATGAAGTTAAAGCCGCATACGAAACATTTAAGGCTGAACAAGCTAAACGATTAGGAGCTTGAAATGGGAATCAATGCCTTTACCAAGACTGGCAACACAGTAACTTTCCTAGCGAATACTACGCAACCAGCACCCGTTCAATGCCTATCCTCAACGCTTGGTGGTAACCAGTATCGCATTATTAATACGAGTTCTAATGTAATCGTTTTCTTGGCGTATGGCACAACTTCTGCGGAAGCCAATGCAAACTGTCAGATTATTACCAGTTCGCAAAATGCTTTACCTATTTTGCCCACAACCGATGAGATTTTAACTTTTGTACCCAATGCGTATTTCACAGGAATTACGGCTTCTGGCAACGCAACAATTTACATCACTCCTGGTGATGGACTGTAAGGAGAATAAATGCTCAAGGTCGCTGGATCAGGTGGTGGTGGTGGCGTAGCGGGTGGTGTCATTTATCGTGGCACATGGGATGCTGCGACTAACGACCCTACGCTTACTTCTGGTGTCGGCACTAAAGGCGACTACTATGTTGTTTCGGTTTCAGGCAACACAAATCTTGACGGCATCACCGACTGGGTAGCTGGCGATTGGGCGATCTTTAACGGCACGGTATGGCAAAAAGTTGATAACACCGAAGTCGTTTATGTCAGCAATGTAGCTACAGGCACAGGCTTAACGGGTGGTCCAATTACCACCACAGGCACAATCTCAATTGCCAATACAACTGTTACGGCTGGTGTATATGGTAGTGCTAGTGAAGTCGCTCAAGTTACCGTTAATGCGCAAGGTCAGCTTACTGGCGCTTCCAATGTCGGTATTACGATTGCCGTAGCCAATGTAACTGGAGCAGTACCAAATACCGTTAATGTAATTGCTGGTACAGGCTTATCAGGCGGTGGCGCACTAACCAATAATGTCACTTTAGCTATTGCAAACACTACAGTATCAGCGGGGAACTATGGCTCATCTACTGAAGTCGGTACATTTACTGTTGGTGCTGATGGTCGCCTTACTGGTGCTAGTAATGTCACAATATCTGGAACTTCCCCTGGCGGTAATGCTGGTGGTGACCTTAGTGGCACTTACCCCAATCCTAGTCTTAATGTTTCTGGCGTTATAGCTGGCACTTATGGTAATGCAACCAATGTAAGCCAGATAGCTGTTGACAGTAAAGGGAGAGTTACAAGTGCATCTAATGTTACGATTTCTGGTGTTAGTCCTGGTGGTAGCGCTGGCGGTGATCTTTCTGGTACTTATCCAAATCCTTCGCTTAACACTACTGGGGTTATTGCGGGTATCTATGGAAATGCAACAACTGTTAGCCAAGTTACGGTCGATGCAAAAGGCAGAGTAACTACGGCTGCTAATGTCAGCATAAGCCTAACCAATGCAAACCTACAAAACGCTAGCACCACCCTTGGTAACACCACGCTTACCCTAGGTAGCACTCAAACTGCCGTAGGAAATCTAACCCTTAATAACACCACCATTACTAGCGGTAACGCCAATGTAACGCAAGTAACTGCCATGAATGGCTTGTTTTATAACGCTAATGTGGTCAGTTCAAATGCAACCGTTGGCTCTGGCTATAACGCTATGTCGGCTGGTAATGTAACTGTAGCGAATTCTGTAACCGTAACCGTTTCTTCTGGATCTCGTTGGGTAGTCATTTAATGGAAAACACACAATTACTAATTGATGAAACAAAAGCTAAATTGAATACACATGAAGCAATATGCGAATTGCGGTATGACAGTATTTGCGCTCGTTTAAAGCGGATAGAAACAATATTGATTGCTTCTGCTGGCTTTATTGTGGCTTCTTTAATTACGATTGCATTTAGGCTGCATTAATGGACTTTGAAACTCTTTCTATCGTTAAATTTGGGGATGTTGATTCCCTGGGAGAGTTCCTTTTTGAGAATGGTACGCAACATAAGCTGTTTCAGGAAACATTTATGGATCAAGGCATCTCTGTACCAGTCTATCCGATCACCGATGCTAGTGTTGACAACCTGGATGACTGGTTATTGGCTCACCAAGTCGAACATCAAGCGTTTGCAACCCTTTTAAACCTCAATAATCCCTTCAATTTACTCGATGTTGACTTCAATAATGAGGAAGATTTCTACGATTGGATCGCTTCTCACCTCTATATTCACCAACAAATTGCTGCTGGACTAGGACTATAAACTATGGCTACGAAACCACTTTCCCCCTCCCCAGAAAAAATGGAAAATACTGCACCGCAACAAATTGATGTTGAAGTGATGGAGCTAGTGCAACGCAAAAAACAGCCAGAGCAGTCACCAGAAGTTAAAAAAGCAAAGAACGATTTACGCAGAATTATTAAACAAGTTGGAATTGATCCCCTAAGAATCATCCAGGCTGGTCAATATGCTGAAGAAGCACTTAGAAATCCAGCCATGTATCCTATTGCCATTGAGGTCGCAATTAGAGAAAATCTTATATCAGAGAAGGACATAGAGCCAGGTGGTATTAATTACAAGTTATTAGCTGCGGGGATAACTGCTGGCAAATTAACGCAAGAATTATTAGATGAAGGAGCGCTCTAATGGGACAAGCAGCACCAGCCATTATTACCGTGGTAGCCGTAGTAGCTACTGTTTATGCTGGACCAGCCGTAGGTGGCGCTATTTTAAATAGCATGGGCGTTACTGGTGCTAGCGCAACCCTTACTGCTGCGGTAGGTGGCGCAGCCATTGGTGGTGCTACAAGCGCGGTTAATGCTGCCGTAGCTGGCGGTAATGTGGATGATGTCCTAAAAGCGGGAGCAATTGGCGCTGCTGCCGGTGGTGCTGGTGGTGCGGTAGGCGCAAATGTACCGGGTTTCGATGTTGGAGAGCTACGCTGATCTGGGCTACCAGAAAAGCATTGCATCGACATATAACCCATTGGATTGGTGCGACTTGGTTTACCTTTCATCATTGCATCGGTAATGGTCGCTGAACGCATTGCCTTACCGACTGAGCTACGGGGTTCGTTCTCATCTTCAGAAAGTTCTTTAGTTAGATATTGTTTCATCAGATTTTTCATTTGTTTCTCTCTTTCGTGTGTTGAGTAGAAGATAGCTGAAAAGGCAGAAAAACGCCATAGTTCCCAGTCTTTCCAGGGTTGGTTCGTACATTGTCCAGCACGCTAGACTGAAC